CGTCGTATCGCTCATGGAACCAATAACATTAGATCCAGCAACAGAATATCCAGGAAGCCTAAACTGCAAATTTGTTGGGGCCGGCGCATACCAAACCTGAACTAATTGCCCATTTTGTGGAATAGGCACGAGGAAAAGATTATTACCCTGAATAGTATATCTAAGATTTGTGTACCCGTTCCAATTTACGACTGTGTTTGGATAAGAGTATTTGTTTCTTTCAATAAACTCGAATCGTTTAAGCGTCACCCATCCATTGGGACTTGCTGAATACTGAAGATCTACCCCTAAAAGTTTATAAAACTTCTGCGCTACGGCGCCGGTTGTATCGCGAAAACTGGGCGTACCATCGGGAAGAGGATAGCTTTGAGTATTTGATGTATTAAATTGATATGTATTCGCTAAAAAATAGTTATTTCCATAAGCTGCGATGAGCATGTCATAAAGTCTTTTATAGGACTGCGAGATGAAGTTATTCCAAGCCTCAGTGGTAATTGAGGGAGTATTTTCAAGATCGGCCGCCTCTTGAGCGGCCAAGCGCAATGCCCCTAGACTTATATTCGATGATGTGGACATATGGCGGCCATCCTATGAATGAGTCTGTTAAAAAGCGCTTTCTTAGCAAGGTCGCCAAGTTTCCAAACGATCCTTGTTGGTATTGGATTGGTTATATTAGTCGCGGCGGCTATGGCCGCTTTGGTGTAACAACTAAGATCGAAGGTAAAAAATCCAAAGACGCTCATAGAGTTTCTTGGGAGCTTCACTTCGGTGCAATTCCAAAAGGACTTTACGTCTGCCATCGTTGTGACGTAAGAGCCTGCGTAAACCCCAAACATTTGTTTTTGGGTACCAACGACGACAACATGAAAGACATGATAAAAAAAGGCCGTTGTCCCAGAGGAACAGGACGATACAATTCCAAGCTTTCTCCTCGAAAAATTAAGACCATTAAGAAACTTTTGGCCAAGAATATTCCACAAGCCAAGATTGCGTCTTGCTTTAAAGTTTCCCAAAGCCTGATCTCTAATATTAAGCAAGGGAAGACTTGGAAACATATTTAAAAGCCCCCCCTCTTATCTATTCTTCGGGATATTCTTCATGAGGCAATGATTCAAAGTGCATGAACAAAGCATGCAGGGCGCTTGCGAGCACCCCTGCATCCTTTGAATGAACTGCATTGATCACTTCTTGAGCAAGAGTGTGCACCTCATTTGGCGCTTCCTTTTGCTCATCCTCTCTTGGGCCCATGATCTGGGTTAAAGATTTCTTGCGATCAAAGAGTAACATCTGTTTACACCGCCGTTGAGTTGCTGAGGAAGAACGTCATATGCACAACCTCTCCGGGCTTTGGAGTCGCCGCTGAGAAGATGCCGTTCGTCGATCCATAGTAACCAAACTGAACCGCAACACTCGCATCTGTACTTGCCGTCGTTGCTGTTTGCGGAATCGTACGAACACCAATTTGGTTATCGACGATAAACGCATCAGCAGCTGCAGGAAAGAGCTGAAGCTGAGTTCTTGAACCCGTTGCACTGGCCGTGACCTCGCGGAACTCGCAAGAAAAGCCAAGCAAGCGGTTATAAGTATCAAGTCTTGGACCGGTGTTGTTTGTAAAACCAAACTGCACACGGTACCGGCCGCCAGTTGCGATGAGCGTGTTCGCAGGTTGAGTCAGTGCATTCGTTCCCGTTGAGAGCGTTAACACTTGCGTGTTCGCGTTCATGCTCGAGATCGTAACGCCAGTCCCAATCGTTGCCGTCGAACCAGAAAGATCCATGCCGTTGAAAAGACCATAGAACGAAGTGATCGAGCTCACCGAAGTGCTCGAAGCCACCGTGTTCCCTGTCAATACAATGCTCTCATGATTGATCGCGCAAATGCCCTTCGAGTTGATTGGATCGAGCTGAATGTTCCCGCTCGCATCAAACACACCACGAAGGAAGAGCTGAACAACGTTCTTCTCCATCGCAAAATTCACGGCCGTATAATATCTATTTGCCATCTCTACTCCTTAACTAGGTTCTAAGCCTAGAGGGCGGTTAATACGTTACCTGTAGCCCCCCCAAGTAACGAATAGAGCTTGATCGGCTCACCAAGAGCACGTATGTAGACTCTATGTTTAATAAACAATTTCACAAACGGTTTTGGAACAAAGTACAGAAATCTTCGCCGAATGAATGTTGGCTGTGGACTGCCGGCAAGAATAAACGGGGCCAAGGTTTTTTCCGAGTTAATTACAACAAGCGGAAAATGGACATGGCTTACCGCGTTTCTTGGATGATTGAGCATAAGACGATTATTCCCCATGGAATGGAGATTATGCATTCTTGTGACAACCCATCTTGCGTTAACCCAAAACATCTCGCGATCGGAACGCATGCCGAAAATATGCGAGACATGATGGGCAAAGGTAGACACCGCACGGACAACAAAAAAGGCGAAGAACATTATTCTGCCAAGCTGTCTGAAGCAGACATCAAGAACATTCGTGCGTCCAAGCTTTCTCAAACAGCACTCGCAAAGCAATATGGCGTTAGCCAACATTGCATTTGGTGTATTGTGAGAAGAAAATCCTGGACGCATATATCTTAATTCTCCAATAATATCAAACAGTTATCAGACGCTGAGTTTAACGAACATGCTATGGCCCGGAGCTTTACATCCAAGTTGACCATAACCAGCTAAGCGGAACTCAAATGCATCGGCAGAAGTTTGACGTAAGAAGCTAACTCCATCGTCATCAACCACGTGAGGCATTGATTTCAAGCTGTAAAGGGCAAAGTCTTCCATCGTGAGGAGGTAAGCGGCGTAGGGCGGACAGTTGCGATCCGCAATTACGGTGAAGTTACTTCCAGCACCTTGGATATTGATCCCTTTAAAGTACACATGCGCAACGCCGTTCTCATCTTGAGGACCTTGGATCTCGGTCTCGAAGATGTTACGTGCGGCCATGGCTTTTTGCAGAGCTGCATAGGCATTCGGACCTACGAAACAGTGTGAAGGATATCCACCCTCCATGAACAGGTTCGTCGAAGCGTCGTAAAGAGCTTCCTCAACCGACTGACCGTTTTGCGAGCCATCGTAGTAACCACCACCAAGGCGCCATACGTCTTGCGAGCGGTTCACACCAAAGAACACATCACTAGAAGAAATGTTCTGAGAGTTACCAACCCAAGCCTGAAGCCCTGTTAAGGCAACCGGATAGTTGCTGCCAGAGATCGTCGGACCATTTAAGGGAGAGGTACCAGAGATGAACAGGTAATCGTGTGCAACCCAACCAGTTAAGTTAGCCGGTGTGGTGGCGGGGCTTGCGGAGGTGGCATCACCAAACGTCAAGATCCCTTTACCGCGGTTAATGCTCTGGAGGTAACCAACGCCTGTGCGCTGAGTGACCGTCGTTCCTTGCGTAGGATCTGCACTCGTTGCGTAGTAGACCTGACCGGCTGTGAAGTAACGAGCATCGGTCGGATTAATGAGCTGCACTTGACCTGCAGTGAGCGAAGAGGAGGCAGAGCCTGTCGTTTGAACCTGACCGATAGAGCCAGAGCCAGAACGATAGAGCTGTTGCGAGACAAGGTTTGTTACACCTTGAATGATCGCATCCATCTGAACCACTTGACCGTTAACAAACGAGCCCATGTTGTTCGAAGCCGAGAGCATCGCTTGACGGTCGATCACATGAACACCGTAAACAGATGCACGAGTCAGCATGAACTTCACAAACCGAGCAGGACCTAAGTTACCCGCTGTTCCTGAACCACCGTTGATCAATTGGTTAGGAAGTTGAGCGTTCGCAAACGTGTTCGAGATACCGCTTGGAGTCTCAACCAGCACAGGCAAGGGGTAAGTCTCACCAAAGAAGTCTTCCTTCTTGCTCAATAAAGAGAAGAGGGGGTTGTTTTTGTAATAGAGAATTCCTAATTTTTGACCATCGTAGATCTGCTTAAGGATCCCCGAGATCTCCTGCATCCCAAGGACGCCGGATGTATTGGCTGTAAATGGGCCGTTGGCAACACTGCCCGCGCCCTCCGAGTACTGACCAATAAATGATGTAACTGTAGCCATTTAAAAAACCGCCTTATGCCCCTCGTTGGGACATGAAATTGGCCAAGATCTGAGCAATGCGCTCTCCCTCCGGAGGGCGTGTGGATTGCTTTTGAGTCTTTGGACCTAAATTGTTTGTAAGTGTCTTCGGCGGCTGACTTGTTTCCTGCTTCTTTGCTAACTGTTCCTGCATGGGCTTTGGAATCGTGTTCCAAAACGCTTTAATCTTATTCTTGTCCTTTGCGGCCAAGTACTTCTTCTCTAAATGCTCTTCCACCTTGTCGGCAGCATCGGCAATGCTCATCACCTTACCAACGCCCGTCTCCGGGTTAATCGTCCGCGAGTAGTGCTCTTCGATCACGTCAAAGATCAACTCATGAGCGTTTTCGAAATCGATCAGCTCATAACGATTCGCATTTGATCTTACATACTCGTTAATCTCAGTCTTAAACTCTGAGACCGCCTTTTCCTCTTGCTGACTCACCTGCTTCTTTTGATGCTCGAGGGCTTGTTCTTTCTCTTGTCGGAGTTGAGCCTTGTGCTCCTCTAACTCGGCCCTTAGACGCTGGATCTCAACGCCTGGAGGGATCTCTCCATCTTTTAAAATGGACTCCGTTAGTTGATCATAAGATAAGCCTAAGACCTCAAGAGCCTTCTTAGGATTAGTCTTAATCGACTCGAACTCCTCTAGCTTTTTAAGCTTCTCTTGCAACTTCTCTTCTTGAGACTTAGCCATCCGCTCCCGGTTTAACGCTTGCCGCTCTCGCTCCATGAGAACTTGAAGCTTGGGCGAAACGCTCTCCTCTGTTTTCGCCTGTAGACTTGGAGCCTCTGGCTCCGCTGCCACCGGTTGTGGATTACCACCGTCTAAGATTTGGCCTGCTTCTGTAAGAGACATGCTGCTCATATCCTTTCTCTTTAGGGGCCTCTAACCAAGATTGGCTTGAGGCGTGTTGGGAATTAAATTGTTCTGTGGAGTCGGCATCGGGCTCGCCATCGGCTGGACCGGAGGCGCTTGTGCGGCCATCTGTGCCGCTTGAGCCTGAGCTTGAAGGACGTCAATTTGCGTCATGAACTGACGAAGTAAAGAGAGCTTTTCCTCGCCGAGGTTGTTCAGCTTACCTGCCGCATAGTACTCAAGCGCAAGCTTTCTTGCGGGGACAAGATCATCAAACGGCTCTGCTGGGGTAAGCTTACCATCTTCCACGATCTCATCTAAGATGCGGTGAAGGTAATCAAGAGTGGCGTTAGCTAGGTTCTCCTCAGCCTCTAGGTCTGGGTAATCAAGGAGACGCCGACCGGCTTGAGGGTCAATAAGCCCCGCTTGCATCATTTCTTGGATTGTAGCGAGCCGTCCTTCAGGATCATTCGGTAGTTTACTGACAGGATAGATTTGAAGTTGGAATTCATCGTCTTCCATATCGACTTCTCGCCAGTCGATGGTCTCGATAAAGCGTTTACCAGGGACTTTAACGGTCAGTTTCCCGTTCTCCTCGTAAGCTTTTTTAGCAACAGCTATTGTAATTTTCGCTAAATCGACAAAGAATTGCTCATATGCCTGTGCTACGGTCTGAAACCTCTGCACCTGGATGTCATCAACAGCCCTCAGGGCTTTCCCTGAGTCCACGCCAAGCGGCTTTAATCCGGCAGAGGATAGCTGATTTACTCCAACGAGTTCATAGCCTGACATTTTCATGTTCGACAGATGTTGATAAATTTCAGGCTGCACTAATTGAGGGACTATGTATTGCGGAGCAGTGTCGCCCGCGTATTCCATAATCGTCCCGATCATATTGTCGAAGTGACTCTTGACTACTTTCGAGCCCGCTTTGACGAAGATCTTATGAGTTCCACCAAGATATAATGACCTTTGAATTGAAATAAGAGTCCGGTTGATCTCGACTTGAGTCGGGACAAGCTGCTCGGCCATGCCTTGTGAGAAGAAGCCATACACACGAGGGTTGTGGCGGTAAATGGCAAACGGAAAGAAATCGTTTTCATAGTCCTCATTACAAAGAATTGAGTTTTCGGTGACAATTACGTGGCGTCCCGGTTGGTCTCCAACGGGTAATCTCCAGGCTTCCACCACTGTAACGGTATCTGAGACAGACCTTGCGCTCGTCGATATGAAAGTAGAAGTAGAAGACATCTGCGCAATATCTCGGGCCTTGTCCGGCCAATTTTCCATAAGCTCAGTGCGATCAATGTTTTTGATTCTAAATAAGCTTTTTGTAGATTCGGGTCCGTAATGGCTCTCAAGGTAATCAGCCAAGAGCTCATAAGGGAGGACTCGCTCATATTTAATTTTCCCAGACTCTTCATAAGGATGGATAATTCCCTCTCCGAAAATTGCTCCATCTCGAAAAGCCTTTGGACCCATTTGGTAGATCTTGTTTTCATAAAAGAGCCCGTAACAAAAAGAGTCTAGCTTCTTGGCCTTTCGCTGGAGCTTGGAGTCTCCGGCCTCGGTAAGGAACATGGGCTTTGGTTTGTTTTGAGAGATTCGAGCTGTGAGGGTGTCAATACAGGATTGAACAATGTTGTACGTGAGCCTCTCTCGCATGGGGGCAGAGGGTCTGCCACTATTTGCGAGCTGATAGCCATTCCAGAACGTTGGCGTCCAGGTTCCATATAGCTTTGCATACGTGTTGTAAGAATCAATTCTCCCCCTATCCGCATTAATAATCGCATTCACCTGTGACATGACAGCCCCAGGCAAGAGCTTCTCATCGGCAAGCCACCATCTCACCCCACTTGCCACAGTCTTTGACTGGGGAGGCTTCTTAGGCGTCTTACCTTTTTCAGTAAACTGAGTGTAATCAAGGCTTTTAACGTCTGACATTAAAGTGCTCCCTCACCTGTTAAAGGAAGCTCAGGCTGATCCACTGGTTGATCAGGACTCGACCAGTTAAGGATCTTGTCCTCATCCATAAGAGAGTCCGCCCTTAGATCTACAGGCATCGCCTCTTCTTGCTTTTTAAGAGTGTCCGCTATGATCTCAGTCGAGGTGTCAGGTGCAAGTGGTACCGTTTGCGTTACAGGTTCCACGTGGAATGAGATCTTAAGTCCATCCAATTTGATATGGCGAACCTGGTTGGCCCTTAATAAAGGGAGGAGCTCCGAGAGCGTAGGGAGAAGATCTGAGAGGTATATTTTATCAATCATCCTCTCTTTCTCAGGTGGGGCCTATAAGGTGAGCCGGGGGCCCGTTTGTGGCTTGAGGCAGGATTCGATACCTGCAACTTAGTCGAACTTAATCAACCACTCTCTTCTTTGAGCTACCCTTACCACTGGTACCCCGGCTCTAAAGTCTATTCTATCGTTAAATCTTTAGCGTCCACAATTGCAGCATCTGCGTTTTGCACACGGACACAGTAGATATCGTACTCAGGTCTATAGCCTAGGACTGTAGCCTTTAGCTTCTCACCTGTGAGCGGGTTCGTGTAGATGACCCTTTGGCCAGCTTGATATTTCATACGTAATCATCCTTCGAGAAGTCCCAAACATCATCGTCAACATCAATTTGAGCGTCAAGATGATGCGGGTTCTGGCTTACCCTTACCTGCTCCTCTAACCGCTTAAGATGCTGAGGCTCCCAGACCTCTTGTCTGGTCCAATCGATCTTCTCCGGTAGGACGGGCTTCGTATGTAGATAAGGGTGTGTATAACGCCACAAATAGAGGTGAGCATCGCACAAGTGATTATCTAAGTTCGGGTGCTCTTTCCTCGGGACCTTGATCTTCCCGTTATCGGTCTCCCAGACTAGACCTTCCATTTCTTTTTTAAGGTCTTCGGTTTGAGGGAGAAAACAAATGCGTCTTTGAATAAGGTCACTGTTTAACAGGTTAATCCAGTGCTCCTTCCCTGTCTTATCAGCTGGAATGACATTCACGTTATGCCTTGTGTTCATCTCAGCGATTGCCATCTTCATAGAGCCATCGATGATCTTCGCCTCGAAGTTATAGATTTTATCTAGAGCTTTGACCTTCTCTGAGACGGCCGTGATGTCCATTTGGAGATGCTTTTCAGTGTGAACTACGAATAGTAAGGGAGAGGCATCATTGTAGCCGGCCACAACAAAAGCCGACGGGTCAGGAGAGTGCCCCAAGTCTATACCAAGAACATACCTATAAGGAGTGTCAAATATCGGAAGGCCATTAATGTCATTGTGTCCTCTTTTAAACTTATAAACAAGAGCGTCTTCATCGATGACCCATCTGTTTAGGTACCATTGCTTGAAGAGAGCTGTCTCCATAAAGAGAGGACGAGCCGTCCTAATTTCTTCAATTTCCTCAGTCCATTGGGTTTTGACGTGGGGATTATCGTAAGCTGTCCATGTATGTAGGGACCAGCCGGGCTCTCGATGATTTGAAATATCGTAGAACAATCCTCGAGTGATGTTACTAGCTGTGCCAAGTAAGCATATTGTTCCTCGCTGGTCAGCTGTTGCCGGTTTAACAACTCCATAGACCAGTTGATGCATATTGATGGTGTACATTGAGGCTTCATCGATCACCACAAGCTTGTATTTCTTACCGAGGAGCTTGTTCATCTCCTGCTCATCCGTATCGGCTCCAGTCACCCAGATGACAGATCCGTTTGGGAAGGTTGCGGTAAGTAGAGTTTCATTGAACTTAATGTTTAGTTTATATTTCCGGTCAAGCTCTCTTAGGATGTCTTTCCAGATGATTCCATGAGCACTTTGGCGAGTGAGTCCAATAAATAAGCAATTAGAGCCAGGATGGCGTAAGGCGGTATCAACAAGATATAGCCCACCTGTATAAGACTTCGCAGCACGACGTGTACAAAAGAGGGCTTTAAGCCTCGCTTGATCCTCGATGAAGGCGAGCTGCTGTGGGAAGGCGGCTTCGTGGAGGTTGAAGGCTTTCGACTTCTTTTTAAGCGCCCGGTGGTATTTGACAAGGATATCACTCAACCGATTCTCCGCTTAGCTATCTCCACATACTCTTCATTCATTTCAATGCCGATGAACTGCCGCCCATGTTTGATACAAACAACACCCGTTGTGCCTGCGCCAAAGAATGGGTCTAAAACTGTGCCGCCAACGGGGCATCCGGCCAAAATGCAAGGCTCAATTAAGTTTGGAGGAAAGGTTGCGAAATGTGCGCCCTTAAAAGGTTTGGTTGTCACAGTCCAAACGGATCTTTTATTTCTTCCTTTGCGAGACTTGGTAAATCCACCACTATTAGAGTTGTCTTTTTTCATTGCTGTTAGTGGCGTAATTCCACGCCCACGCGTCTTGCCCTTATTTGTCGTCGCAAAAGGCTCAAGAATGGCAATGCTGTCAAAGTAGTATCTTGGCGACTTGCTTAAAAGAAAAATATATTCATGTGCTTTGGTACATCTGTCTGTAACAGATTCGGGCATCGGGTTAGGCTTATGCCAAATAATATCCTGTCGCAAATGCCAACCATCCTCTTGTAGAGCAAAGGCCACACGCCAAGGAATCCCCACTAGATCTTTTGGTTTTAGACCATGAGGCGGCTTGGTCATTCTGCGCTGATGTTTCACAATATGAGAAAATGGATTTTCATCAACGGTGTTGTCGGTTGTCCCGCCGGCGCGCGCATAGCTGTCCCCAAGGTTCAACCAAACTGTCCCGTCATCTTTTAAAACGCGTCTCACCTCGCTAAACACCTCGACTAGTTTTAAAACATACTCGTGTGGCGTTTTTTCTAAACCAAGCTGTCCACTTATACCATAATCTCGCAAACCCCAATAAGGCGGCGAGGTAACACAGCATTGAACTGAGTTCTCAGGCAAAGTCTTTAGCACCTCGAGTGAATCGCCGTGGATGATCATGCGATATCTTTAGACGTGATCTCACCGTTTAAAATCTTAAGGTGAACGCGTCTTTCAACTTCTAACTCAAAGGCTTGATCTGGAATGTCTGAGAGAGAGTGCTCTACAGCTTTGCGTTTAGCGAGCAGATAGCTTGCCGCATCTTTAGCTGCACTGACTCTAAGCTCTGGTGAGATGATATCCACTTCATATGGACTACCCTCAGAGGTGTACATGGTCTTAGTCGGCTTATCGTAGCCAAGCTTGTCCCAACGGTTTGCGCAAAATAATAAGAGGACTTCAAATGGATCAATTTTAAGCTCATGCGCCTTAAGTGTGGCGTCCATTCTAGGCTTGCTAAGTGCTCCCTTTGGTCTAGCCATACATTACCCTCCTAAATGAGAATGACTATCGATATTATGTTGGCTCCAGCTGATGGGTTCGAACCAACGACCTTCGCCTTAACAGGGCGCTGCTCTGCCGCTGAGCTAAGCTGGATCTTCTGTTTCATACTTTCTGCCTAATCCTCATCTGTCTAAAGTGCTGACGGGAGTTGACCGTGTTAACGATTCTCTTTGTCTGCTTTAGCTTCTCTTCACTCATGACTTGGTTCTCAGGCTCTTTATGAACTCGCTGTTTAAGCCTTTTAATTTCTTTCTCGCTAGAGAGCTTAAATCTGCCCATCGATAACCTTAGGCTTCTTCCGCTGTAGGGTGAGAACGGGTTCAGGTTCATCGTTATAGAGCTCAATTGAGGACCAGTTACCGGTACCAACAAGGTGACGGCGTCCTTTATCGGTTACGACATAGATTGATCCAGAGGGAACGTGGAACCAAGCTTCCCAGCCACCTAGGTCTGGCATCATGAAGGCGTTTCTGGGCTTAGGTCCTATCATTGGATCTGACACACAGCGGAACATTTTGATACGCTCCCACTCTAAGAGCTTGATATTACTCATAATTTACATTTCCCCCTTTGGTTCATAGTGATCTAGATGTGGTAGGACCTGGTAAAAGCGGTCCCGGACCATAATCGTTTCAGGCGCATAGACGTATTCTTTGAAAAATTCTCTCTTTTTCCTAATGATCTTCCGGGCTCTATCGGTCATGTGGGTGACGAGGATGGGTGACTCTGGAAGGGCCTTGATTAGGAGCGTTCTTGCAATTCTTTCATACTTAAAGGCCTCCTTCACATAGACGTAGTGGAGGATAAGGCCTTTTACCTTTAAGGGCTTTTCAACGATCACCCATCCTAGGATGAGATCTTCATCTTGAGGTGAGCAGGCGACGATTATAGCGATATTTGGGCGATTTAGGATGCTCTCCCTGATCGGCCTATGCTTCTCGTTAAACTCACGAGGGGAGAGGTACTCCACATAATCAGCCCCTTTGTAATAACTAGAACCCCAGGAATTTTGAATAAAGGGGATATCGGACTCTCTGTAGGGTCTTAAACTATAGCCAGCTTCCATATACTTACTCAGGTGGGGCTAAATATGTCTCATTTAGACACAGTGTGTTGACAGGTAAGGGTGTTGCCTGTTAGGCTTTAGATATATCGGCCAAGGAGGCAGACTGTGACTGATGTATTACTCGGCTTAGTTCTTGTGAGCATGATGATCATAGCGTTTCTGAACGTCTCCGGGGTGATCTCATGAAGGATCCATTTCTAGCTGCGATTCAAGAGGTCTCTGACACTGCGAGTGAGGAGCAAACTCTAGAGTCGATGATTAGCTTCTTTATCGGGAAGCTTGCGATGAAGCAGGGGTATGGAAAGGCTGAGAAAACCGTACTTGGCTATCTAGACGCTTATAAAGAGATGCTAGATCCGGGTGATGTATGAAGCATACGCCTAAGGACATCTTAAGTGCAGTTGCGCTGATCGAGGGTTGTGACACGTTTAACGAGGGGACTGAGATCTTAATCGACTTCCTCTCTCAGAAGTTCGCGGCCGCCTACATCGAGGCTGGGAACGACCAAAGGACGCTTGTGATACTCGAGTCCCTTTGGTGGAGGCTTACTCAAATGGGAGAGCCTCCTCATCCGTCGCTTGATATTAAACCATAGGGTAGCTCCCTATGACTGTCTCCACATGAGGTGGGAGAGCCCGACTTACCCTCTGGCTCTCGCTTCATGTGGGGACGCTTCTTTTCACCCGTAGCAAAGACTCATGCTTCCAACATTTAAATACTGTCTGATCTGTTGGATCTTCCTCGAGCACCATCTATCGTTTAGGCTCACCCGCTCAGCTATTCTTCTTCTCGATAACCCCTCGGAATGATACTCCCAGATCATCTTATCGGTCATGGATCTAAAGGAGCCTTGTTCAAGGGCATGAGTGGCCCAGGTGAAGTAGCTCTGTGCGTTTTCGAATTGAATCTGGCTTCGCATGACTTGGTTTGAGTACTTCGAGTAGGACGTTGATTTCAAATCGTCATACTCTCCGCGCTCAATGTCTTCGAAGCCTAGATTCTTAAGGTGTGTGTACCACGACTTCTTTAGCGTCTGGCAGTGTTTGCACGATTCCCTCAGGCTGCTGTGACCCGCTTGGCACGTCTGATGATGGTGTGGCTCCTTCACCGGCTACCTCTTGTGCTTCTTTGATTGCTTTTTCTAGCTTAGATTGAAGAGCCTCAATGTAAATAGTTTTTTCCTTCTGCAAGACCTCGGAAATTTTCCAACGCTTATAGAAGTTTACAATGTCAATAATGTTTACAATGAGTTGTGGCATCTTAACGCCCTGAAGCTGACTTAAGACGAATGTCCAGGTCTCTGGCGAGTCCTCAAGGCCATGCTCTTGCATAAGGTGAGCCTTTAAGCTCTCCCAGCCTTCTTTCGTATCGGGGATGTAACACTCTGTGGGTTCATTGGTCCATTTGATCATGCGTTCCTCCTGAAGATGCAGGCTATTTGACTATTGACTTGGTTATGTGGGTGTTGCCGCCAGAACTTCGAAGTGTCCTTGCCCCTTGCAACAGGGGGCAGGTTCTTATCCGCGTCTGTGATCTCAACGATAAAGCAAGGCTCTGAGCTTCCGCAATACTTCATTCGACCTTTTTGAACGAGTAGGCCTGGCCACGTATGATCGATGACCCCGATACCTGGAGCCGTTTCGAAGTACTGAAGGTCCTCTAATGTGAAGTCACAAAAGTAAGGCGTTGGTAGCAGGTGCTTTACGCTAATGGTGTTCTCATCTAAAGACTCCCAAGAGACACCACCGATGAAGCTATTTTGCCTGTCTCCGCCTTCTTCTGCATCACTCCAGGATCTATGAAGGTGCTTCCACGCGGCTGTGACTAGGCTTTCGTTTGACTCATACTTCTCGGTTAAAATACTCGGGAGTGCGCGCGGATGGGGTACCACAACGCATGAGCCAGGCTCCCTCCCGAGCAAGCTTAAGTTCTTAAGTGTTCTATCGCCAAAGATAGAGTCTGGAGGAAGGAGGAGCATGCGGGCTTTCTCCTCAAGGCACTTTTTAATCTGCCAGATAACTCCAGAGTGCAGGTAATCAATACGGTCACGAAGGAGACTTAAATCACGAAGTCTCACCTCGGTGTCTGGTAAGTGTTCGGCTATGAACTTATCGATACGGTCAAATTGTTCTTCGTCGGTAAAGATGTTCCACGTGACTGTCCTCATGAACTCCTTGTTATGAGGGAAGCTTAAGGACTTAACGGTCGCGTTTAAGAACTGTGTGATGTAGTCATCGTTCCAAACGACGGTGAGGGCTTCAATTTTAAGAGAATCTTTCACGAGTTTCATTTTAAAACCTTTAACATCGGGGGTCCGCTTGGATCGATAAGTTCAATTGGTTGCTTAGAAAGCAGGACTGCTATTCGGTCGATACGGAGATCAAGTGTAACTTGCAGAATGTCCAAATTAGAGCCAGGCATAACACCCACAGTATAGCTAGTAAGCGTAAGAAATGAGGGAGCGTTTTTATTCGTAAACTCTTGAAGTTTAGATAAGAATTCATCTAGTTCCTCTTGTTGGGTCACTCTACACCCTAAATGTAAAGGTACCGCTATGGGTGGCAATGGATCTAGATTGAATGTAGATGGGGATTGAGAGCTTCTTTGCAAGCTCACAGAAGAACCAGTCCTCACCGCTATACCTACCGTTTTTATTAATCCCCATCTTGAAGTACTCTCGATGCTTCACTTCGTCTGAAGAATCAAAGGCTAGGTACTCGTCGACTTCTCCAGACTTCATCATGATCTCAAAGGTTGATCTATCGATGGACATAATCCCGGTCCCTGATCTATTGACCTGGATCTCTCCGTTTTGATCGGCCTTTTCTTTCGCAAACTGAATGAACTCGTCCATGCCCTTATTTGAAAGGTCCTTGAAATACTTCCGGTCCTCAGGGAGGGGCTCGAAGTTTAAGTTGATCGGGAATCTCTTATGGGGCGTGATCCCTGCAACGATCCGTCTTGGCGAGGAGAAGAGCGGCCAAAGGACATTAGCGTCAAAGCCTTGATCGGAGTCGACGAAGATCATCTTCTGACACTTCGACTTCAGGAACATGTCTACAAGCGAGTTCCTAGCATGAGGGATAAGACTACTCCCAACGACCCTTGCGATCTCAATGTGTACGTTCTGACGCTGAAGGGCTGCGTTAAAGTCCGTGAGCCCTAGGGCATAGTCCATAGCGACCATACCGTCATGGCTTGGGGTTGCGATCATGACCCCGGTTCGGGGCTGGATGTCCATGATCTTCTGGATGTCCTTCTCGGCTCGTCCAGAGGAGATCCATTCTTCGAACACCTTCTTATCGTTTGGCCAGAAGCCACCCTCACCGATTCTATCTTGGTTAAGCCCCTTTTCCCCGTTAATCACCCTAAACGTCTCATCCTGAAGCTCCGGGTGCTTATAGGCATGTCGGTGGGCCATAACCACGTCGTGCATGTAGAAGGCGCACTGGGGCCTCTGACAAAGGATCTGCCATGTGTCATCAGAATAGAGGTGATCTAGGTTAGGTAAAAACAA